AGCCAGATTCCCAATCGTCGTGCTGCTATCGGTGGGGGTGTCGGGGGTTTGGTTTGATGCAGACATACTAACTGAAGTAAAATCGTTAGCATTACCTGATACGTCGTTACCTAAATCGGAACTATCTTCAAAATCCAGCCAGAAACCATTCGTGCCAAATGTTAATGCGGAAGGATCTACTGGTATCCATACTCCATCGGAATTAAACTCACCGAAATCAGAAGCGGTATAAATAGTTTCAAGAATCAGAATAGCTTCAGCTTGATAGCCGTTAAAAAAGTCAGCATTAGTATAATTAGTTCGACCAAGACGCTGGGCAACTGTATGACCAAAAAATCCATCATCACTTGCATCAGGAGCAGACGACGTATTCCATGAAGTAATTACAACGCCGTTCAGATACATGCTAATGGTAGCACCATCTCTAGATGCAACCAGATGATACCAAGCTGTGGGATCACGCAAGAGTCGATCAGTTGTGTAATTAGATTGTGTTACACCACCCACACCGAAATCATAAATTATCGCACCGTAACCACTACTATTATAATCGCCTAGTCGGATTCGTTCGTAATCATTTCCACTGTCGCCAGCCCATATTATAGTTTCACCATCAGATAATTTAGCACAAGTTTTAAACCAGATTGAGATTGTCCATTTAGTACGGGTTGTAGATGTACCACTGGGAGTAAAAGTAAGATAATCGGCTGTCCCATCTAACATACATGAGTTATCAATCGTATAGGCAGCATCAGCCGCCGCCACACCAAACAGTTGATTTGATCCGAAAGGTCCAGACATTTTAGCTCACATTAGCTAACGCTAACTGGGGAGTGCCAAGAGCAATCTTGTTAGCAGCCCAGCAGAAGTAGGGAATGACATCTATGGCACTAGCTGCCGTCGAAATCGTCAAAGAGCCACCAGGAGCGTAAAACTGGGTTCCCAACGAAAGTGTCCGTGATCCCGTTCCATCTTGCTCAAAGATAATCACTCCTGACTGACCCACACTTTCAGTGGTCGGATTGGACAAGCTCACGTTACCGGTCGCCGTCAGATAGAAGTTCTGGTAGGTATCGAAATCCAGCGTCATAGCACCCGTACTTGTTGCGTTGGCATAGACGCTCGCATAAGCAGAATTAGCAAAGGCTACCTTGCCACTTGAAACGATACGAAGTTTCTCCGCAGCCGTTGCACCTCCCGTCATAAGGTTGAAGACAAGGTCAAAATCCTCTGCTGTAGACGACACATCAGTTGTAACTGCATCTATCGTTACGCCCGTTTCATTATTGCCAGCCGCTGTTTCTACAACATAGGCAATCCCCGCACCGATACCCGCCGCAGGGCTACCTGAACTGGTGCGCTGAACCGTAAGAGGATCGATTACAGTGGTGGTGCCACTATCTTCAATTGCACTCGTCGTTCCACCCGTCACCGAAAAGGCCCCTGCGCCAGTCATGCGGCCAACCTCTGCCGCTGCTGAACCTCCAGTCATGTTCTTGAAAACAAGATCGAAAACTTCGGCACCAGAGGAAACATTCGTTGTAAGGGATTCGATAACGCTTCCCGTTTCATTATTGCCAGCAGCAGTCTCCGTTATAAATGCTGCCCCCACACCGATACCAGCGGCTGGAGTTCCATTGGAAGTGGTGCGCTTAACGGTAAGGGAATTCAAAACAGTATCCGCTGCCGAATCTTCCTTCGTTGTGGTAACCCCCGCCGACGCCGTTACGGCACCTGTCGCCGCTACCGTACTTCCAGCCGTTACCGCTCCATCAATCGCGGCAGCGCCTGTGCATTCCAAGGTCGTGATTTGAAGATCACTAATAGCATTGGCAACGGCCCCATTAGTCGCACCTGCGCCATCGCAGTAAATAATTGTGTTTTTACCATTCTGAATGGTGACGGTAGCTCCAGAAGACCCCTGCTTCATAACGAGATTATAAGGCCCACTGGAACCAGCATCGGTGGTGGCATTGTCAATAATGAAATACGCTTTCGTATCGTTGGGGGCTATCGTGATGGTACATGCTTGACTTAAAGCACCTGTAAACTTGATAACACGATACATGCCGTTTTCAACATTGGAGGCACCATCCGTTGGGGAAGACGCAGCAACTTGCAACGTTGCGGTAGAAGCATCTGACAAGGCAACCGCAGTAGAAGACACCAATCGATCAACAATATCCCAGTTGTAGTTGGAGGTAGTTCCCCAAGCACCGGACTGTTCGCCGGTAGCCATCTCCTCAATGCCGTAATTACTCGTAAAACTTGAAACCATAATTCACCTCTATGCCGCTATCTGCGTCCAATTAGGAGTTTGAGAAGTATCAATGGCACTCCATACCAAAGTCGTTGCTATAGATCCTGTGGCCGAAACTCCGGTTACAACAACGGTTTTCGGTAAGACTACTGATCCTATGCTCCCCGCTAAAGCTGTCGGGGCCGTTACAATAAGATTGAGATCTCCTTGTACCGTTGCTGTTCCCACTGAACTGGCTGCGGTTACAGCTGTCGGTATAACAATGGTTGCGGTTACAGCTGTCGCCGTTCCAGCTGAACTTGCTAACGCAGAAGGAGCAGTCGGAGTTACAACGGCTCCTGTTGAAACGGTAACTGAGGCGGCTGTACTGGCTAATGCAGAAGGAGCCGTTGCAGTAACTATTATCCCTCCCAGTACCGTTATCGTTCCTAGTGAACTCGCCAGAGCAGAGGGCGCGGTAGGAGTGACCGTCATATCTGTGGCGACGGTAACTGTTCCTGCCGAACTCGCCAGAGCAGAGGGCGCGGTAGGAGTGACCGTCATCCCTGTGGAGATCGTAACTGAAGCAGCCGTACTGGCTAGCGCAGAAGGCGCTGTAATCAGAACCGGCGCTTCTTCTCCCCAAGTTCCGCTGCCCCATGTTTCTCGTCCCCAACCAGTAAGTTCAGCCACGGTGACTTACCTACGTTATGCGAATAATGGCCGTCGATGACCCATTAGCAGGATACTGAATGGTGAAGTCTCCACTGCTGGAGGATTTATCACCACCAAAATCCAATGAACAGACACTAGGATACGCAGCGTGATTAACCGTCGAACCCGTCCCCGCACTACTCAAAGTCGAATTATAGATGACTGCCGAACGCGCATTGGAAATGCTGGACGAGGCCCAGGTCGTATCCGCAAAATCAAGGAATGCCGTATCAGAGCTTAACGTGGAAGTCACACTTCCTAAAGCCGCCCCACCCGCAGTATAAACACCATCACTGTCGGTCACTTCGTTGGTTGCAACATAACCCGTAGTGTCCTTATCCGTAGTGGCGCTTGAAGTGAACATGGCAATTTTGAAGGTATCAGCCCCAATTGCACTGGAACCAGTACGAGTGTGCGGTGTCCAAAAATGAATTCCAGACAGGATTTCCTGCTTGAAGGTGTTACACATTGCTGTGGTACTCATCTCATAATCTCCTTATAATTTCAGCCACGTCTTCGTGACCCTGCTCTTTCATCAAAGCCCATATGGTCGTCCTCTCACTCTGGGCCATCTTATCAAAATAAAACATCAAAACCTCTTTTATTTTATCACGGTATTCAAGAGCCTGATCCTGAAGAGGCTGTGGGGCCGTATCGGAAATCCCAATGATTTTATTCAACGCCATTTCAGCTAGTTGATCTACGCTATGACCTCCGTCCGTGGAGGTGAAGATCTGTACTTCTCCTATACCATTTTGTGCGTCCGCATCGAACATTATTGCACCGGTTTCCGTAACTCATCATAGCGGTATTCATCATGGGTCTGTTTAGCTTCCCCAAGATTTTTCAGCCAATTCAAAGATTCCATGAAACGGTTGTTATACAACGTCAACAGATCCTGTTCGCCCTTCATAAAGGTATAGGCTTCCACCAAGCTACCGTAAAGAAGCGCCAATTCTGCGTTGGTCCCTAACCAACTCGTTCCGTCAGAAGTGGTTGTAATAGAAGTGGGACGATAAAAATAATGCAATTCCATCGTGTAAGAGGAATCCGGGGTTGGAGCCAATAAAAAGGTCGCGTCATCCCAATCAGCATAATACTCCGGTGCCCCCGTAGTGGTTGGGTCAGGCGTAAAATCCTGTAAAAAAGTTACCTGCTTATATAGTAAAAATTCATTCGCAGAATCCTTAACCACGCTTAAAGAATAAGGGGCTAGATAATCTGTGGGTTTCCCTAAAAACTTGTTAGAACTACTGGATGTTCCGACTGAATTTTGACGAAAAACGTCTAGTTGACACTCCTTTAGTACTCGTTCTTCCGCATTTAAAATGAAGCGGGATAATTGGCTAACAAAGGTACTTTCAGCATTATCCGTATAATCCTGAATAGCCGTTTTAAGAGTGGTGAATGTAAAAGCCATGCTACGCGCTCAAAGTGACAGGACCGGCAGATGCCGCACCTCCACCCCCTTTTATCACCCCTCCAGATGTTTCTGAAGAGCCACTATCGCTTACGTCAAAGCTATACTGATCATCATTCACTTTTGTGATGGAATAGCCACTTGCATATTCTACAGTAGCCGCCGTAAACCCAAAAGTTGCAACATTTCTAAAACGTACAGTGTCTCCTGTCGAACGCCCATGCCCTGGTTCAAATACGGTAATTACACTGCTTCCAGAATCCCCTGTTGTAAAAGGATTAAACTGCAAAAGAACTAAAACAGGATTTTCAGTGCGGTCTGGACGCGGATCTCTCAAAGCTTGTGGATCTCCTACAACACGCACAGGGTTGAGTTGAGGTTGTTTAGCTTCCCATTCATCATAACCTACTAAAAATCCAGTCCATTCCTTCCGCATATGCCTTAATTTATATGCGGCTCCAGATCGATCTGAAATTCCCAAGGCATATTTATTAGAAGCATATTTCGCCATGATCACCCGGCATTTAAAAAAGTATATGTTGGAACCAGACTAATAGAGGGAATGTCACGATCTTCTTGAGCCGCTCGTTCAAACTCTTCTTCATATAATCCTTTAAGAAGAGCAACTTTATCCGGCACTCGTTTGAGCGCCAGATAATAAGCCAATCCAGCAGCCAAGCAGGGGTAAAAACGGAACGGCATCTCAACCGTATTGGCTGATGTATCCGCATCATCCATACGAACCAATCGATCATAGATTAATTGATCCGTACTATTTTCCGGAGACGGCCACACTAAAACAACCGGCGTAATTTGACGATTTACATAGTATTGAACAGGTCGGCCCGTTGTAGTTTTGTCCGGAATCGTCAGGTAGGTATCGCGACTAACGCTATTAATGGAAATATCCTGTCCACTACGCCTAATCACCGCAGACAAGGTATCAATTGTAGCTTGAACGTTTTCAAGAGATACAGCGGAAGAAACCGTAGTGGTAGCCCCACTTGTGCCACCCGTAATAGTTTCTGTGGCTACAAAAGTTCCGGAAGGCACCGTAATAGTCATGGAGGTGGCTGTAGGCGCGGTAATAATTGCCGCTGTGGCCGCGCTAGTACCCCCGGTGATCGTTTCCCCTATAGTGAAACTACCACTGGCCGCTACACTAAGGGTTATGGTTCCCACAGGATATTCAAGGATTCCAACAATAAGGTTTTGAGTAACCCGCTCAATGGTCCATTGATTAAGACCACGATTAGCCCAATCCGCAAACAGAAAATTCAAGGATCGACGTGCGGTTCTCGCATCGTAACCCGTGCGTAGTTCCAACCCGCAACGTTCAAAAGCCTCTTCTATGTATTCTGCTACATTAGGCTGAAAATCCTTAGATGCCGACACAGCCATGAGAAAAGAAACCTTTCATATCAATAATCTTTGATCATTCTCAAGACCACGTTGTAGGAATCTCCCGTAGTACCGGCACCTGTTGTTGTAAACAGTACATCTCCTACAGGACTCGTTCCCAAACTAGAAGAGATACCGCCAAAGGCGCTCATGTCGATGTGATCTGTGAAGTCCGCTGGAAGATGCATCATAAAGATATCGGTACTTGCATCAGAAAGGATTTCTACCGTCAAGCCTTGTGTAGAATACCATACCTCCGCAATACGAACAGCGGTACAAGCATCCCCATCCGCGCTAGATTCTAACGCAGATACCTCCACTTTCGTAACGGCAGTTTCATTACCTGCGTCAACATACTGATACGTAAAGCTCATCACCGCTTGTCGAGGACCATCAAGAATGGTGGTCGATGTCACTACATCTGCCATGGGAGATCTCCTATTCTTTAATCAACCCGGAAAGCACCATCGACTTGTGTTTAGCACTACCGGGAGGAGGAATCTCCAAAGAAGCCTTTTTCTTTCGTCCAGGCTTCTTCTTTTCGGTCCAAGCCTCATTTTCAGGCGTAGCTGGATCGTCTCCCACAAACTTACCTGAAGTAGTCCGTGTTCTGGTTTTTGCCATGTCTCACCTATTACGGCTGCTTGCCGTATTGAGTCATACCATCCGTGGTGCGTTGTGCTACCGTCAAGATATAGTCACAATCAACCTTATTGGCCGCAGCTTCACCAGCTACCGCAGCAAGCCAAGTAGTCATCTGGGTAGTTGGAATAGTTGTAGTTGAAGCGGTCGTTGTAACCAATTTACGATCAACATAGAACTCAACGATGCCAGTTCCACGCACAATGAAGCCCAACCGACGATCACCACTGATTGTGCCACCGGAAACCGAGCCATCAGCAAAATCAATACCTGTATCGGTGGAAGTTTCAGTACCCCCATTATCGCAAACAGCAT